CCTGAGACTCAGGACCCCAAAGTAGAAGAAGAGAATGACCCATAGCATCAGCAGGCGTTGACACAGCCGCTGTAAGGAAATTAGCACCCTCAAGGTAACTACTTGCGAGTCCGTGGGTGTACCAGCTTGTAACAAACGTCGTGCCAGTAAGCCAGCCACCAATTGCGAGATAAGCAGTGGGAAAAAGAAGAAGTCCAGACCAGCCCACAAAGACAAAGCGATCTCGTTTAAGCCAGTCATCAAGGATGTCAAACCATTCCCTCCTCGGTTGTTGAAGAGTTGAAGCTACCATTGTTTCTTGTTTTGTTTGTAATGATTATTTTTTCACCATCGTGGGTAAATTGTAACTCATCATCAGGATGCCATAACAACTCCTCGTACAAGTCATCGAGTTTTTGGATGTCTTCCCAGAGTGCGTTTGGATTAGGCATAAACTTTGATAGCAGTTGTTTACCAGTATACCACGATGGTCAATAGAGGAACTCTTCCTGCTCTGTCTGGATGGTCACATCGCTTGTAGGATATGCAACACAGGTGAGTACAAAACCTGCTTCGATCTGGTCATCATCCAGGAAGGATTGATCCTCTTGATCAACAGTTCCTTCTAGGACTTTACCAGCACAGGTAGAACAGGCACCAGCGCGGCAGGAGTAGGGCAGAGCAATGCCTGCATCTTCTGCGGCTTCGAGAATGTACGTGTCCTCAGGACAGTCGAAAGTTTCAGTGCCGTCGGGAGTTTGAAGAGTAACAGTGAAAGACATTATGATTAGTAGAGAAAAAGAAAGGGGACCGAAGTCCCCTTAATTTATACAGTCACATCAGTGATTAGCCAATGCTAGGTGCGGAAAGCGCAACAGGAGTGCTCTCAGCAGCAGCAAGGTCCAGAGGGAAGTTGTGAGCATTACGCTCGTGCATCACTTCCATACCAAGACCAGCACGGTTCAGCACATCAGCCCAGGTGTTCAGCACACGATCCTGAGAATCGATGATGGACTGGTTGAAGTTGAAACCGTTCAGGTTGAACGCCATCGTGGACACACCCAGAGCGGTGAACCAGATGCCAACAACTGGCCAAGCAGCAAGGAAGAAGTGCAAGGAACGGGAGTTGTTGAACGAAGCGTATTGGAAGATCAGGCGACCGAAGTAGCCGTGAGCGGCGACAATGTTGTAGGTCTCTTCTTCTTGACCAAACTTGTAACCGTAGTTCTGAGACTCAGTTTCAGTGGTTTCACGTACAAGACTGGAAGTAACGAGACTTCCGTGCATAGCAGAGAAAAGAGATCCACCGAATACCCCAGCAACACCGAGCATATGGAACGGATGCATAAGGATATTGTGCTCAGCCTGGAACACCAGCATATAGTTGAATGTGCCAGAGATACCAAGAGGCATAGCATCACTAAACGAACCCTGACCAAAGGGGTAGACCAGGAAGACTGCACTTGCGGCAGCGACGGGAGCGGAGTAAGCAACACAGATCCAAGGGCGCATACCCAGACGATAGGACAGTTCCCACTCACGACCCATATAAGCATAGATGCCAATGAGGAAGTGGAAGATCACCAGTTGGAAAGGACCACCGTTGTAGAGCCACTCGTCGAGTGAGGCAGCTTCCCAGATGGGGTAGAAGTGAAGACCAATTGCGTTGGAAGAAGGAACAACTGCACCAGAGATGATGTTGTTACCGTACATCAGAGAACCAGCAACGGGTTCACGGATGCCATCGATGTCCACAGGGGGAGCAGCGATGAATGCGACAATGAAGCAGATGGTTGCTGCCAACAGAGTTGGGATCATCAGCACACCGAACCAGCCCACGTACAGGCGGTTGTTAGTTGAGGTAACCCAGTCGCAGAAATTTTCCCACGTGGATTGTGATTGTTGTCTTGAAAGAGTTGAAGCGGACATTCGTAAAAGGGTAAGAAAGGTCTGGGGGACAGACGGTATTAGTATTCCTGCACCACCCTCCGATGCAGGTATGAGAGACGTGTTTTATCCTCCCTAGAGGTCTCGGTTTGAGGGGAGTTTACAAGCGATGATAGAACGTTACAGTTCTTAACTCGTTGATGTATTTATTATAAGCGATGGGCGGTTTCCCGTCAATGGAAAAATTAGAGTATTTCTACTTATCTTACAAGAGAATCATCTTGGACAAAGTAGACAGCATCTAGCATCGAGTCGTTCAGTGTGTCCAGTGCATCCTGTGTGGTGTGAACCAGGGGCTTGCCTGCCAGGTTGAAACTGGTGTTCAACAGCACAGGTACACCAGTCTCATTGTGGAACTCACGCAGAACCTCTGCCATATATCCTGACGTGACAGTTTGAATCCTACAGGTACCATCCACGTGGATGACGCCAGGGCATTCTTGCAGTGCCTTCTCTTTAGCCACAAAACTAACTGTCATATTGGGTGACGACTTCAGACCTAACGTCTCGAAGTATTCATCGAAGTGTTCTTCCAGGATAATTCCAGCGAAGGGACGATACCACTCACGCTTCTTAATCCTGTTCACAATGTCCTTCGCATCCTTGTTACGAGGATCAAACAAAATAGACCTGTGACCCAAGGCACGTGGTCCTGCTTCAGGAGCACCATCGTACAGCGCCACGGATCGCCCTTTAGCGATCATCGAAGCAATTTCCCTGGGAGTAGAACTCTCGCCCTCTACGGGGTCTTGTGGGTCGATGTGGTGGTACCAGGTGTCCCGCTTGGGATAAGCATTGGAGTCCTGGGTGTGGTTTCTGTAAAGATACCAAGCACAACCCATAGAGTTACCAGTGTCGTCAGCGTTAGGCTCAAAGTAAAATTCGACATCGGGATTATTCCTAATAAGATAGTTGTTTGCAACTACATTGAGACCATATCCACCAGTAAGAATGACCTTTTTAATGCCAGTCTTATTCACATACTTCTGAACTAAATGGTTCAATGCTTTCTGTGTCTCTTGCTGAACGTGGTATGCCCAGTCAGCATATTGTTTATGATTTTCTGGAGTAACTTTGTTTGTAATCCTAGCCCGTTGACTGGAGACAGTAACAGTCCAGTCAGAGTGAACAAAGTATTGATCGATTGGTACAGTGCCAATGAATAGAGGCGGGTAGTTTCTAGGTTCACCATAAGCAGCGAGACCCATCGTCTTACCATTCTCTAGAGGACCCTCACCAATCAAGGTGGTAGCACTCTCATAGACTTTGGTGATACCCATCCCACTTTCAAACTGGAGATCTGTGCCAGGACGCTTTGCTTGCATCGACTTGACAAAATCTTCGTACCCCTTTTCTCTCTGTGTCTCTGACCTAGGTTGAGTGGGGTTGACCATCCAGAAAGCCTTATGCAGTTCTTTGAATGCTCCAGGCAACTCCATCAGATATACAGACTCACATTCCCTACCAATCCAGTCAGCACCAACCTCACCTCTACCATTGATAGAGACTGGTTCGTCACCAGGATCCCAGATCTGAGATCCATCACGGTCGATAACAAACACCAGGGCACGATCAAAGTCGTGGTTATTAAATGCGTTGAATGCGTGTGACAGGTGGTGGTCACCAGTGAAGTCAAGAACTTTCTCTGGATCTAAACCTGTTGATTTACAGACGAAGGCAAGGAACGCATCAAAAAATGCTGGACTTACTGTAGGAGATTGAATGACTGCAGTGTCAATAGGTCCTTTGGATGCTTCGATTGCTTTTTGAATCGCAATGTACGGTTGTTTGGCTCTCTTCTCACCTGTATACCGTTCTTCTTTACCAAAGTATTCTAATTCACCATCACAGATCACAGTGACGCTCGAATCGTGAGCACAGCTCACACCTAATACTCTATAACTCATAAAAAAAGGGTGCCAGCAGCACCCTCAGTATAATGCATATGGATATTTAGGTCAAGATTCAGGAGTCTTCTGTTGAATCTCTAGTTCTTGACCAGCGACTTCGATAGTTTCAACCTCAGGCTTGAGGTGATGTGCTACGAGGTCAGGGTTTGGTTGAGAAGATACGGTAAGGTTGCGACTCTTGTTTTTAATAACAATGAATGCATCCTTATTGATCTTGCGGGTACCCTTTTTGGGTGTCCACTTAGATCCATCACCATCAATCTCATAGATGGAAGTGCCAGCGATCTCTACAGCAACATCGTCACCATAGTCCCATCCCATTTTTTCTAATGCGATGGAGAGTTGTCCTAGCATCCCTCCAGGATACATTACTGATTCATCCATAACGTGTTCTTCTGGATCAAGTGAGCCGTGCATTCAGTTAGTGCGACCAGTAAAGTATAGCAGATTTTTTCACCAGATGCCAGGGATGACCTGACCAGTGGCGAGATAGGATCCGACAGCAGCAATGAATCCGACCATTGCAGCGCGACCATTCAGTTTTTCAGCGGTTTCGTTAAACATTTTAATTAGGTGGTACGGTTTACTTCGTAGATGGTGGAGTCACCATAGATTTTGTGGTCCTTGTATCCTACCATTCGCCCTTTAGTATTCTGAAGGGCTGGCATAAACACAATGAAGAAGAATACTGCTGGTGCTCCCACAAAAACGAGCGCCACGATTACATAATAAGTCAGCAGTTCAAGCATCAGAAGATACCAAAGAAAAATTTGCCAGTGATAGCGTAAGAGATGAAGCCAGAGATAATACCCATCATTGCCCAGCGACCATTGTAGGTCTCTGCGAATTGTTGGGGAGACTCCAGACCCTTACGGTTGTAAGATTCTACAACCATCTGGGGCTCTTTCGCGAACAGATTGTTCTGCCCGTACTCATTGGTTGTAACAGTCATAGTAGTTTTGTTAACTTACGTAACATTATATAGCAATAAAAAGGGGGGCGTCAAGCCCCCCATCGTTAGGATTCCTTAACAATTCACATCACTTCAGCTTATCAGTGGCAGCGAGTGCCTTCTGACGAAGCTCCTCAGGGAGAGGAACATAACCAAGACCGTCTGCTTTACCCTGTTGGGTAGGTGTCAGCATCCAGCGAAGCATTTCCTTCACCTCAGCATTCTTCTCATACTCAGGATAGGCTAGGATCCAAGTAAGGGAGACAATAGGGTATGCATTGGCACCAGCAGGGTTAGCGTCAGCACCACGAAGCTGATCGTCCAGGACGATCTTTGATAAACCTGCTGCAGAGGTTTCAGCATTTGCTTTAACATAATTACCTGCCTTGTTTTGAAGTGCGACCTGTTGGAACTTATCACCACTTACATAACCATAGTTCAGATAACCAATAGATCCAGGTTGGTTCTTGATATTACCAGCAACACCAGAGTTGCCTTTACCACCAATACCAACAGGCCACTGGACAGACTTACCAACACCTACAGTCTTCTTCCACTCAGGAGAGAATGCTGCTAGAGAGTTAGTAAAACCTTTGGTAGTACCAGAACCATCAGAGCGATGGACAGTCAAGATGTTCTTGTCTGCACAACCAAAGTGAGACCAGTTAGTGATCTTACCAAGGAAGACATCAGCCAGTTCGGTCTGTGTCATCTTAACATCACAACCAGGATAGTTGTAAGCAGGAACGATGGCACCACCAGTCATAGGAATGTGGACCATAGGCAGTTTCTTCTTCTTATCACTTACAGCACCATCGCTGGCACCGAAGTCAACGGTCTTAGCAGTGAACTGACGAACACCAGCACCACTACCAACTGCTTGGTAGTTTACTTTGTTGCCAGTAGACTGAGCGAAGTCAGCCAGAACAGCATTGTAATAGGGAGCGGGGAAGGTAGCGCCTGCACCATTCAGAGTGAACGGTGCTTTAGCACTCTCGGTGGAACCACAAGCCACCACCAGGGGTGCTGCCACGACGGCAGCTGCGATTGCTTTGAGTTTCATCAGTCAGTACCTCAGAACTTGTACTTGGTTCCGACTTCAACCTTCCAGTCACGAGTGTCATCACTATCTTGGAAGACGTTCTCCCACTTACCATAAGCAGAGAAGGAATCAGTGATCTTCAGTTTGCTACCAACTTCGAGCACCTTGAAGGTGTCGCTGTCACCACCGTCAGGGTAGGAGACACCCAGACCTGCTTCGATGTAGGGCTTCAGAGCGCCCATTTTAGTTTCATATCCGATTCGACCTTGGTGGACTGCCTTGGAATAATCCTCATCAGTTCCTTTGAATTCGTGTTTGGACTCTACATAGGGTCCTGCAAGGGCAGGTGTCGCCAGGGCGGAAAGTGCCAGTGCGGCAAGAGCGATTGCTTTCATTTGAGTGTACAGGGGTTAACGATAGTCTTAAAAAAAGACCCCTGTATTGTAACAGAGGTCCGCTTATTTAGATTTAAGGATAGGTTAAAGTTGATTCCCTAACTCAGAAGGTCCAGGTAGCACCGATTTTAGTGCCGTAACCGTTGTCAGCGTCATCAACGCCGCCAGCGAAGGAGAGTTCGCCATAGACACTCAGTGCCTCAGTAGCAGCAACGCTGCCATAAACTTTACCAGAAAGCACAGTGTCAGACTCGCCAGCGTCAGTCACGACGAAGGAGGGACCGATTTGAGCACCGTAGGAGACAGCGCCAGCTTCACCAGCGTAGCCCACGTGAGCGTCTGTCGTCGTTCCAGTGTAGTCCGAGCCAGTGAAACCCGAGTTTGCCTCGACGTTCACGTACGGACCTGCCAGGGCAGCACCAGGAGCAGCGAAAGCAACAGCTGCAGCTGCAGCAGCGAAAGCAGTTTTGATCATTGGAGTAAAAAAGTTGTAGTGTGTACTCGTGGAGTTGAACCCACGGATGGTAGGGGATTCGACGGTCCCCGTATCGTAACGTTACGAAGTGTTATTTATGTAACGTTTTTTTCACGAAGAAGTACGGGTTTCGCCCACCAAAAATGTGCTCCCCGTCTTTTTCGCCGTAATCATAGCACTCGATGGTGTCTTCTGTCAATCTAAAATGAGACTCAACTTGGGCACCACGGCAAGTGCATAGGGGGCTTCCCTTTCCGACCCAAACCTCAAGTTTGGAATCGAAGGTGCATAGCATATCACAGTTCTCATTTCTTGTCCAATCCTTAAGATAATTCCTGACCAGCACTTCGGTGTCAGAGAATTGAACGAGGTCGTGATAGCGCTCACGATAGATCCTACCGTCGTGCACATACTTCTGCACAACGTGGATAAATCCATCCTGAGTTAGGTCGTATGTGAGTTGAACGTGAGAGTATTTTGTGGGTTGCGACTGCGCCTGTTTAATGTTGTCATACTCTCCGATGAGCCAATCAATCATCACTCTCCATTATAAGTTCAATAAGATATTCAAAAGAAAAGGGGTCCGAAGACCCCTGAATTTAACTGAATGAGATCGTGTCCGTACTCGCTCCTCCAGGGAGATGTGTATCTCCGAAGGTGATTACATCTTGCCCAACAGAAAAATTATATTCTACTGGTTGTGCAGCATAGGGACCTTCAATATCAAACTTGATATGGTCATCTCCAGAGGGAGTGTTATAGAACTCTGCACCAAGTGCAGAAAACTTTGGTGCCTCTGGTTCTTTGTGCTTGTGATTATCCGAAATGTGACGGAGACCTAAGTAGTGACGCCACAGTTCAGAGAGAACGTTGGTGTCTTCGTTGTCATTGAGTGCAGAGATGACTGCTGATTTAGCAGACTCTGCAGCCGTGTGATAAGCAGTGCAAGTCATCGTTGTTGGAGATAGCAATAGTGGAACTTCTTACGGTTCTCGTGGGTGAGTAAAAACTCTTCAAGTTTGAAATCAGTTTCCTGATTTTGCATAGTGATAATGCGTTGCTGTGCAGCGCGACTGGCTTTAACAACCCAGGACATTAGAATACTCCACTTTCAATAAGGTCAGCTTCAACAGAATCGAGAATGACATTGTAGTCATCTTCGGGATCATCATACAATTGGACGCCACGGTCTTCGTAGTAACGAATTAGTTTCTGATAGAGACGTGGATACTCTTCATCGAGAGTAACGTCGCCAGAAACCGCAGCGGTCAACTTACTAAGATCAGATTTGAACTTAGTAGTCAGCGAAGATTTACGAACCGACATTGTTTTGCGTTGAACTCTAGTAGTATAAGGGAAAGGGCGTCCTCTGTCAAGAAAACCCTTCTTATAATTTATCAGCAACCGTCATCGTGGTTGCAGTAGAGATTATACAACTCCTCATCCCCTGTCTCCTGTATCTCTTGGCACAGTTTGTTCACTGGCACAGCCATAACACCTCTACCATCAGGTTGTCGGATAAGAAACTCTTCCCCTGCTTCGATCCTATCCATATAGGTATCGAAGTCTTTCTCGAAATCTGTTACTGATACTTCAATCATTCATTAGTGCCGCCCAGTCGGCATTAAACTGCTCCAACCCTTTGTCGGTTAGAATATGATTATACATTGAATCGAAGACTTTCAGTGGCAATGTACATACACTCGCACCGTTGTACCAGGAGCGAACAGCACGAGGAACAGTGCGGATAGATGCAGCCAGCACTTCAGTCCGAACACCGTGGCGGCAGTAGATGTCAGCAATAGAACGAACCACCTCAAGACCAGCAATGCTCTGGTCATCCAGGCGACCAACAAACGGAGACACATAAGCAGCACCCGCTTTAGCAGCCAGGATCGCCTGTGCGGCGTTGAAGATCAAAGTCACGTTTACTTTAACGTCCTGCTCAGAGAGCACCTTACAGGCGAGCAGACCGTCCACTGTGCAGGGGACTTTGATTGTGATAGCAGGACCGATGCTGAGATAGTCTTCTGCCATAGCGAGCATCTCATCAGCAGTATCTCCAGATACCTCTGCAGAAATACTAGCCTTGGGATCATTGACAAAGATCTCTTGGATCTCTGAGATGACATTAACTGGATCTCTACCCTCTTTCTTCATCAGGGTAGGATTGGTAGTCACACCGTCGATCAGACCTGTGTAATACCTTTTTCTAATTTCTTCTACGTCAGATGTGTCAAGGAAGATTTTCATTGTGAGTCCATTTGTACCATAAATTACCAGTTACTTTCCCGTCAGGGTCCCTACTTGTGCATATGCAATCAAATGCAGCACTCACTCTCACACCCTCTCCCTCATACGCTCGCACAGCGTGGGAAAGGTTCGGTGGGAATAATGTAAATAGCCCAAACTCGTTGGGTACATCTATTTTTTGCCCACCTAAGATATATGTAGTAGCAGTAGGAATTTCAGCACCCAAAAAGATATTACCTGATACACTTTGTGGGTTGGTATCGTAGGTAGGAGGGATGCCGAAATGACGGTGCGGGTAGATTTTGTTGTTAAGACGCAGGATATTACCCCACGAATTACACATAATTATATCACCATTTTGTAGTGATAGGTAGTCTGCCACGATCTTTTTCACGAAAGGCAAACAATATGTGTACCAGTCCTCACTCTCCGAGAGCAGATTGTAGTAAGGCATCTTACCAGTAATCTGATCCTCTGGATAGTCATACTGGGACTCGCCAAGTCCTAAGATCTGTTCCTCTGATTGTAATAAGCTATCACGAAGAAGGGTAGCAGTCGGTCGATCTATTTCATACTGCTTAATCCCAAAGTCACCGAGTTTCAAAGTTGATCCTCCTAATTTTTCTTTGTCTCCTGTTCTCTTGGAACTGTCTATCCTGTTGAGATAGAATACCATTCTCACTAGAACTAATCTTATCCTGAGAGATAATCTCTACTTCAGACAAGTCTTGGGCTGTGATTGTAGAACCAGAAATGGTTGCCATATTAGGGCAACCACAGCAGTGGGTTTCGATAGTATAACTTGTAAGTTCTTTACCGCATTTCTTGCATCTAATTGTTATCATTTTTCCAAAGGAATGAGAAAGGACACTTGCTTTCTTCCTCTACATCGTCCTTGATCATACCCCAAGACTTACCTGGTAGCCAGTTCTTAATGCCTTGATTGAGTCTGAACTTTCGTTGGACTTCATTAGGTGGTTCAAAATCTTTCCACCGTTCGATATCATAACTATTGTCTTTACTTCCACGGAAGCGAACACAGTAGAGAGGAGTGCCCCTAGGGACTTTCACATCTGTAGCGTGGCAGCGATATGCACCATTGACAGAACGATACCATCTACCCAGAGGGATTTCTGCTGCAATCAATTCCATACCAGTCTTGTGATGCAATTCTGGTGCAGGAATCAACTCAATCCACAGATTCTTATTAGGTTTTTCTGGCCAAAACATCATACTCTGTGACCACTGGATGACCAGGAAGTCTCTGAATTGATATGGGTTGGAAGACTTCGCACTATCGTACGATTGAATCTTACCTTCTTGAATAAAGATGTAATCAGCAGCCTTGCTCCTGTCAAATGAAGAGTCATAGACAAGACCATCAGACTTTTGCCACTTAAAGTTGATGTCCATCTGATTGAACACAACAAATGTATTTGCCCAGTATTGTTTCCAGGCAGGACACTTGTAATAGGAATGATCCTTGTGCTGTTCTTTGGCGTAATCTATATATCGCTGAGGTGGAATGTAATACTCAGGGATGAATAGAGGGTGTGACAGGTCAGTCTGAGCAGGACTGTTAGTAGCCTTGATAGTCTGATAGTTGGGGTTGTAATAGATTTTTGTCATTTCCAGAACTTATAAGGACACTTGGATTCTTCATCTTTCTTGAAGAGATTCCAGGATATACCTGGTTGCCACTGCTTTAATGCTTGGTGTTGATTCAGCCTGACTTGCAACTCTCTAGGAGGATGTGGTTTCTCATAACGTTGGAAAGAATATGCATTGTTCTTACCACCCCTGAACCGAATTGTATAGAGAGGTGCACCACGCTTCAGTTTAAACTTAGATCCGTGTGCTTTGTATGCTGCATTAGCAGGGCGCATCCAGCGACTGAAAGGATATTCGTTAGCGATATACTCAAGACCAGTCTCGTGGAAAGTTTCAGGGTGTGCAGAAAGTTCACACCAGATGTTTTTCTCTTTCTTAGGCAGCCACATAAACAACAGTTGTGGCATTTGGAAGACCAAGTTACCTTTGTACGGAGTGCCAATGTAAGAACTACTCCAAACTTGTCCACCTCCTTCCATAATCTTACCTTCGTTAATCAGAATGTGATCACGGAAGCGACTATTCTGGAAGTTGGTCTTCTGAATCATCCCAGACTCTTTATCATATTCAATCTCCAGGTCTACTTGATTGAATACAACCCAACTGTTTGCCCAGTAACTCTTCCAAGCAGGGCAATCAAAGTAGCTATGACCTTCGTGCTTACCTTTTTCATAGTCAGTCATCCTCATAGGAGGAATGAAGGCGTGCTCAGAATGCAGAGGATGATCCCAGATGTCTGTGTTGTCTAAGGGATTCTGCTCGATGTACCCTACTGGTGCGTGATAGCAGGGAGCGTAGTAAATTTTAGTTGCCATCGTATCTAGTATTTCTGGATGATCCGTATGCCCTCAGATCAAGGGTATCGTCAGTGACTCTTTCAAATTTCATTGCGAACGTGAATCTGACTGTATCTGGGAAGACGGTGGCTCTGTGCCACTGGGAACCTTCAAAGCAAATTGCCCGATTAGGTAAAGGGAGAGAGCCGTATACGTGATCTTCAACCCAAAACTCAGTACATCCACCTTGATTACGCTCCCAGTTTAGATGTGGGTAGTATAGCACAGTATATCCATCAAGCCCATCAATAGGTACCACGTCAAAATGCCAACGTGGTACCTCTGAGGGAAAGAATACATTGATGTACATACGAACAAGATCAAATCCTTCCAGGACTTTGAACTCACCTCGTGCGACTTGTTCAAACTTCTGGTAGATCGGTTCGGATGCGGATACTTGTACGCTAGATCCAGATGGTTTAGCAGGATCATCATCGTACTCACCCCATCTAGCAGGAGCGTTCTGCGCATACAGATATGCTTTGCGATGTAACTCTGGAGGAAGAAAGTTATCTAGTGTGTATAATTCCATAACGGGTTAGGTAGGAGTCGAACCTACGACCGACGCTTTAGAAGAGCGCTGCTCTGTCCTCTGAGCTACTAACCCAAGTCCCAATCTTCCTGAGTAAGGGCGGGCATAAACACAACGTGCAGATCAGCAGCCTCGTCAAGGATGTCTTCCCACTCCTCAATCAAAGCAATGCAAGCTTGAGCATCGTTTGCCTCAGAGTGGGCGTGCAGACGGTCGATGATGTACTCTCGAATGTGTTCAATCTGACTGATCTGAGTCGCTTCCATAGTCTTTGCGGTAGTACCTGCCGAGTATATTGCTATTATAGTACGCAGGGGTCCCGTCGTCAAGAGTCTCGGTTAAGACATTGTTGAGAAAGAGCTGACGTGTTTCTTCAAAATTAACTCTTCCTTTTGTGGCTTGTACTGAAAGTATTTCTCTTTTGAAGAAGGCGTTATTTCCAACTCTACGGCGTTCCTCATTAAGTTCATCAGAACTTCCGTAGTATTTCTTCCAGTTGCTTTCACTTCTAACTCGCCTAGTTTTACCTCTAGGTTTTCGTAGTTGCCAAAAGTATTTTCTTCCAATGTAGGATTTACCATTGAGGAGATTAGTGATCCTGTAGACAAAACCGTACAGATCGTTAATATCCTCAGATAAGAAAGGGGATCCTTCAAACATCCAGGGGTTTTCATAGTCAGCCACATAATGAAGTATCGCTGGGATTATTTATTCCCAGGTGTCACCTCGTGTTTTAGATTTGAGGTACTTAAATTTGAGTGCAGAGAGACGCCAGGCATCAGCCAAACTCTTAGGTCCTTCTGTCAACACACGCATATCAGCACTGCTGAGATGAATTGTGTGATTGCGAAATAGATGTGCTTTCCAGTCTTCCATCAGTAAAGAATTGATTCGTACAAAGAGAAAACGTTGAGGATGATAGGATTTTTATCACCAGCGTGCTGCTCTGCTGTATTGCAGTAGTCCAACCATCGTAACGACGTCTTCAAAGGTTCTGGAAATTCTACACCACCCATAAACCGTATGGTTCTGTCGCGACCATCGGTATTGCAGAAGGTCCACACTATAAGTTCAGCGTCTTCTCCGATATTTTTTTGGACAATCTCCCTAGTAACTTGGAGATTGACACCGAAGAACTCGGTGCCGTAGATAGCGTGAAACAGACCAGCACGTTGTTCGTGCAGTGGTCTGCCGTGGTATTCCAATAGTTTGTATACACCGTGAAGGTGGTCGAACAGGCTCCTACCACGATCGTGGGGAACCTGTTCTGTCCCAATCTTCTTAAGAAAATTTATTTCACGGTCTAGACTCAAAGTTGGAAACCAGCAAACGTATCTTTCTTGACGTCTTGCTTGATACCACCGACCAAGTAAGACTCAACCTCAGTCTCCTGGGGTGCCACTTGCATACCTTTAGAGGTCAACCAGTGCTGTGTCCAGGGCAGGGGGTTGTTGCTGAGGGGTTGATCGTAAACAGGATGAATGCCAATGGATTTCATACGCTTGTTAGCGATCCATTCAACATACTTAGCAAGGAGTCTATCGTTGAGACCAAGGATGGATCCATCTTTG